CGACCCGGTCTTGCGGCGCCGAATCCTCAACCTCGCCAAGCGCGGCTTTGACGTTCCGCCGTCCAGACAAGCCGAATGGGATATGCTCGGTCGAAAGCAATACACGGTCGCCGAGCGTCGCGAAATAATGCGTTTGGAGTAGTTGACAGGTGGCACGGATGGGTCTAGTGTCAACTCAACGGCGCGGCAATCCCGCAAGCGCCCGAGCTTAGGAGGCTTCCATGCTTGTTAAATTTTCGACTTTGGGCGGTGGTGTCTGGATCGAGCAGCGCGATGAGGCGGAATATTCCGCTCAGACTCGATGCTTTCGTTTCGATGGCAACGGTCGTGCCGAGTTCGCATATTATGGGGAACTCTCCACCAACCCTGACCGTGACCCTCGATGGTACGGACACGTTTACACCAGCAAAGATTTCCTCTTTGCGTAAAACACGACCCGCCCATGAGGCGGGTTTTTTATTTGCTTTCGTTGTTGACAGGTGGCACGGATGGGTCTAGTGTCAACTCAACGAAACGGAGATACCGAAATGACCAACACCCAATTTGAAGCCGGCAAGACCTACGCAACCCGCTCGATCTGTGACCATAACTGCATCATTCGCGTGACGGTCACCAAGCGCACCGCCAAGACCATCACCACAACCGAAAATAAAACATTCCGCATCAGCACTTATGGTGGCGCCGAGCGCGTCAAGCCTTGGGGATCCCATTCAATGGCGCCGATCGTCACCGCCGACGACCTTGCCGAGTATAAGGGGCTCTAAAACTCCACCACCGCCCGTGCCACGCAACGGCACATAATGGGTTGCCCGGGCGGTAACCCACCCTCGGCGCCTGTCGGCTTTCCCCACTCATAGGTTTTGCCGTCGAGTTCCTGGTGCAGCGGCCGGACGCGCTCATCTTGTGACGTTGCCCAAACATACGTTGTGATGCCGGCCTGTTCCTGCCGTACTCGGTTGAGGTCCGAAACCATCTTTGCGGTTTGGTCGCGTGCGATGATGTCGGCACGCCGGCCGACAATTCCGAACTGCTCGACCAGTTCGGCGCGCAAACTCTTGACGCTCGCACCGGCTATCGAGTTGCGCAGCACCGTCTGCTCGATACGCTTGACCACGTCATCGCCGACACTGACGATGAGCGAGGTGTTACGCGCCGCAGCCTGTCGCAGATAATCGCCTAGATCCTCTTGCGAAACGACCGCACTGATGTCCACACCGATGACGCGCTTGACGGTCGCCTTAAACGTGTCGGTGTGGCGCACCGCCTCGAGTCCCAAAATACCGTTGACCGTTTGGGACGCTGTCGCGCTCAGCGCCGCGGCGAGTTGGCGCAACCGGGTAAAGGTGCTCGAGTCGGCGTCACGCTGTAGGCGGTCGGGCGCATAAGCCGGAATGATGGCGTTGCGCGTTTCGTCGGCGAGCGCTTTGAGCATCTTGCGCATCACGGCCTGGTACGACCTGACCGTCGTCAAGCGTTCCTCGATCGGCGGCATCGTGGCGCGCAGCCGGCGCCGACGTTGCTTGGCGAGTTTGACTAGGTCGTAACGCATTAGTTACGCTTTAACCTCGCTGAAAATTTCAGGACCAAGAACAATCTCACCCTGATACGGCTCGACTGTTCCCTCGGGCATGCCGGCGTAACTGATGGTGATGTGCGGCTGATATTCGGGATAATCGCTCGACGCGCCGGCCCGCTTCATGTCCTCATGGCGCCATTCCAGTTCGCTCGCCTTGATGAGCAGAACGATTGCACCACCGTCAAACTGTTCTATCGCGCGCGGTCCACCGGCTGCAATTTTCAACTCTGCCGACCAGGACTCGCCGACCTTGAACCAATCGACCGGCGTGCGGCTGTATGTGATGGTGACATGCAGGTCGTCGACAATGTCGGTAAAGCCTTGCGAGCGCGCCCATGCCTTGATTGCATCGGCGTTGAGTACGTCACGGTGCACGTACAGCGTGCGCGGCAATGCGTCAGTCACGGGTGGCAACAAGCCGGCCTGTACCGGATCGGGCGGATCGTCAGGCGGGTCAAGGTTGATTTCCTCGAGACCACCGGCAGCGTCGATCATCTGATCAAGACCAGGATAAAAGCCCGACTCAATCAGTTGGTTTGCCAACGCCTCGGAAAGCACTTGCTGTGGCAGTAGCGCCGCGGTCGAAATCGTCATTGCGGTTTCGGCATTCATCTTGCCGATTTCCGCCCGTTCCTTATCGGACAACTGCCACAACGAGCGCCATTTGTACCAGATTGCAGCCGGGCGCACGCCAAGGGCCGACCGAATGAGACATTCGTCAAGGCGTACCATCGACGGTTCGATTTCGAGCTCTTGCTTGGCGGATATGCCGTCGTAATAGTTGCGCAAATCCGACTCGCCGGTCGAGTTCAAGCCGCTCGGTGACATGCCGACAAACCGAGTCATCGGAATGTCCGCGGCACCAGCAACGATCTGCAAAAATTGGATGATGAGCGCATCGAGACCGCCGAACGAAATAGCCTTGCGCTCATAGGTCTCATCAAAGTCGCGCAGAATGGAACGATTAACCGACTTGTTTGCGCCGACCAGTTGGAAGCGGTTGAGCAATCGCCGCTCATAGTCAGGGTCGCTCATCTGCGCGAAAAGATCCTTGACGCCAAACACGTCGACGTTCGCCTCAAACACTAGGCTCGCAACGTTGGCTGGCACCGAGTCGGCGTTACGAATCGCGTCGAAAATGGCGAGCAAGACACTATCGCCCCAACCGACACCACCGAAAACCGCAAAGCCCGGTTCGGGTTGGGCGTTGCCGTTGAAAATCACAAACCGCGATGGGTGAATTTCGCGCCCGTTGATGATGTAGAAACGTGGCTTTTCGTATGTCTCGCTTGTCGGGTCATAGTCGATTTCGCCGGCCGACAGTGTCGTGCGGCTCATCACCGTCAGGTATTTGACGCCACCCTTACCGAGCCGTTCGACGTTGATTGGTTCTCTGAGGTCTTGGTCGGCCGTTCCGATGTAGATTGCCGCACCACCCCACAGGCGAGCGCGCACATGTGCCTCGAGCACCTTGAGTTTGACGCCTAGACGCTTTTCCTCAGCCTCAATAGCCTCGATCTGGTCTTGATTGGCCTGCCATTCGCGCCAACGCCGGGTTGCGTCATAGGCCGGAATGTTGACGACCTTGCGCGGAATCCAAGATCCTCGATAGGCGTTGAGCAACTGGTCATCGGTAACGACCGGCATGCCGTAATATGTCGAGGCGTTCTTGTCGCGGGTCGGGTCACCGAGCGCGCCGATTAAAGACCTGAGACCGTCAGTGGTTTGCATAGCGGCGCTTTCGTACAGTGCGTGAGCGGATGTCATTCAGAACGGCCGGCATGACCTTGACGACACCGACCAGGCCGTCACGCTTGCGCGCCTCGCTAATCATCTGTCGTCGCTTCTCACACGCCTTGCACGCCATTAAAGCGACTCCTCGGTGTACATCGCACCCTTGCTGCACATATCGTTGAGCGCATCAATCATCGGGTCGACCTGGTCATCGTTCGTACCATCAGGAAAGGCGATCACCTCACCGATCCAACCCTTAACCCATACCTCATCGCGCGGGATTGACACAAGGCCAGTTGACACGAACGGTACGACATCAAGCGCGCGGGTGTATTTGTCTCGATCGCGCTCCACCTCAAGAACCGGAATGCTCTTGCGCCGGACCTGCTGAATGAGACCTGTGCCGCTAACCTTGTCCTCAATCTGCATCTTGCGCAAAAAGCCGTAGTGGCTCGCATCGCGCAGTTTGCATTTCGCCCAAAAGGTCAATGCGGTCGTCAGCAGTTCCGGCGCCTCGAGACGTGCACGCACCTGGTCGAGCAGGTAGGCTTTACCGTCCTTACCCTTCCCCCATTCCTGCATGACGGTATAGTCGTTGCGCTCTTTGGTCTTTTGCGCGGTGTCGACGTAAATGCCACGCCAAGCCAGCGCCGGCACCTCAACGTGCGTGCCGAACCAATCCTCTTTGAACAGATTGCCGCCCCGCTTAACAGGGTTTTGTTGATAAAGTGCCTCCCAATTTTCCGCAGCCATAATGGCCTTACGCTCGAGCAGAAAGTCGATACTTTTATGCTCGGGAAACAACGCCTCACCGGCTTTACGGTGAGGTTCGTCGATTTCGGCAATAGCAGGGTATGACAGCACTTTAATCGTCGGGTCGGCCAAAATTAAACGGCCGATAGGGTCGTCAATATGCCACCGCGTCAAGATAGCAAGCAGGCCGGCACCTTCGGAAAAACGAGTAAAAAAGTCATCGGTCAACCAATCCCACGACTTGTCGCGTATGACCGAACTATTCGCTTCTTCACGGCCTTTGATGGGGTCATCAATCACGCCGACATCAAGAGATTCACCAGTGACCGACCCTCGAATTGTAGTATTGCGGAAATAACCCGCTCGACCGACAAATTCGATGATTTCACGATTACGCAGATATTGGCCCGATACCGTGACGGCATTAGACTGGTTGATAATCGTTTCGGGAAATAGCAACTTGTATTTGGCACTATCGAAAATCCGTTGCAGCCTTAGATTGGCACGCACACCCAGACGATCGGAAAACGATGCATAAATCGTCCGAAAATCGGGCGAATGACCACAAAGCCACGCGATAAATTCAATGATTTGGACGGACTTGCCGTGTTGAGGTGGTGCGGCAATAACTAGGCGTGGCGCTTTGCCGGCGAGCAGGTCGTCGCGAAACTGCTGCAGGTGGTTGGCAATGTCACGCTGCCACCAACCCTTTTTGAGTTTCGGATCCATGAATTGCCGGAACGCCCAAAAGGACTCGCGCGCCCGCAGAATAGCCAACTGGTGATAGAGGTCGACGGGTGCGACGGCTATGAGTGGTCGCGGCTTTGGGAGCAAACCGAGTGCGCTGGCGTCAAGCATACACGATTATGCCGAGCACGGACCAGGCGACGATAATGAGCAGCAAAATCGCAAGGTACTTCATGGCGCATCACGGTCGAAAATGTCGGTCGGCAGGCCACGCGCCTCGAGCTCGGCGACGATTTCCTCAGGCGTCAAGGCGGCGCGCTTGGTCTCGATCGTACCGGTGTGTTCATGACGCTCGACGAACATATCGAGGAACGTACCGATGGCCTTGAGCGCGCCGATTTTGTCATGCACCTCAACGGCCGGTCCGTTGGCGGTGTACTTGATCGACTTGAGCGCGTCACGCTGTTCGTCCGTCAGGTCGTCGAACGCCTTGAGGCGATACCTGCCGCCCGTTTCAAAATAGTCGATCGGCGAACCCTCAATGATGCGCCGATATTTTTCGAGCACCCAATCGACCGAGATATTCACCCGGTCGGATGCGCGACGCTTGCTGTCGTTGATGAGGGATTGAACGCGCGGATCGGCAAGGAAGCCATTTGCGACCGCCTCGGTACAGCCGGCACGACGCGCGGCCGGTCCGACTTTGAAGTCGACCAGGTACTCGCCGGCAAAGCGCCGGGCAAGATCGCTGATGTCGTCAACTGGTGCGTTCATAGGTTGGCTGGCCCATAATTCGAGCGGATGCCTTTATAGCATCGTAATTCTTTGCCGTCACGTAAACGGTATTTTTGGCAGGATCATGCACGCCCTGCACATCCGTTACGCTCGGTCCGAGCGGGTGCGGCTTAAAACCCGGCGCGACCTGTTCGATGCGGACGCCATGCAGGATGCTAGACATACCCACCACCGCCCGACATCCAATGCAGACGAACGCCAAGGACGGTCAAATCCCATTCGCGCCAATCTTTCACGAACCGAAAAACCTTAGGCCAAAACGCCAATGATAGTTTGGCGGTATGCTGGCCATCACGTTTGCGCAGCAACAGCCGACAAACACGAAACATGCGAAAGCGGTCGTCGTACCGCATAACCCGTTTAAGCCGCATTGCTTGGGTACCTCACCGAAATCAAATGCTCGAGCAACCGAACGGCTGCAGGGTTTGGCCGACGCGAATGGTCGGTGCCGATGGGATCCTGTTCCCAACTGCGAACGGTACGGTGCGACACGCCGAGCTCACGCGCCAATTCCGCGGCGCTAAGACCGAGACATTCCCGACCCTGCCGAAACGCTGCCGGCGTGGTGATGGGTAGCTTGGGCGGCGGTGGCAAGGCATCCGGGTCGGCCGGTGCGGCGCGCATCGGTACGTTTGCAGCCTGTGCAATGACGGTCGGCGTGTACGGCGACACCCCGTGCTTTTTGGCAATCTGTCGCACCGATAGCTCGCCGGCCGAATAATCGGCGATGATGGCGGCACGGGTTGTGTCGTCAATTTGTGCTCTCATGCCGTAACGTGCTTGACCGCCCACATGACGGCTTCCTCGGTTTTGGTTTTAGCGATACTCAACTCACGACTCTGCCCCACGCTCTCGATGAGGTTGAGCAATTCGGCACCCTTGTCCTTGATTGCCACCATTTGTGCCTTTTCGGCATCGCTCAAAACTCGGTACTGGTGGCGCACAGCGTTATTGGCGGTACGATCGTCAGAAGCGCTATCAACGTCAGGCATTTCGCATCCTTTCGGGTTTAACTTGATCTATGCCACGACATCAACAACCCGTCAAGCACGACTAACGGCGACCAGGCCAGGCACACCGGGACGATGCCACGGCGATTCCTTCCACCCGTATCGTCGAGCGCGCCTGAGGCGTGACCGGTGGATGATCACAACCCCGGCCGTTACGACGCGGTTATCGGCGG